TTAGACCTCATCAGATCGCTTAAATAAGGCAGTACTGCATTCTTTAACGATCCTCGTTCTATACCCACACCAGCAGGTTGGAACTCTTTAATGTTCTTTATAATGCGTTGGCAAGTCTCTTTGATATCCCAACGACCATGTTCAATTTTTCTTACAAACCACTTACCATCTTCAGTAGCTTTAACCACTGCTATGGCAGTCTGGTCAAGTCTCTTTTTAGCCTGAGCATTCATCGACAAGTTCTCAAACCCTGCTAAGTCAATAGCGATGTAGTAGTTACCATCATCAGGTTCTTCACCGAACTTCAACCATTCTTCTTTGAAGGTATCAGTACCAGCGTTGTCAAAGCTTGCTTCGTATTCCTGCTTGAATGCAAATGAACTTAGAGTTTTCTTTGCATTGTCAATTTCTTTAGGATCGATGAGTGGGTTGTCTCTGGTAGTAAAGTGCCAAGACTTCCATTCTTCATCATCCCCTGATTCACCTAGGTTGTACATGTCGTAGAACCAGTTACGACCTTTAGGTGTACCAATAAATAAAGCTTTACCCTTCTTATCCGACAGAGCAGCACGTAGTACCTTCTCCCAAGTATCTGCTTTAATGTCAGCTACTTCGTCCAATACTAGGTACGTTAATGAAACTCCACGTAGCGTATCCGGACGGTCAGAACCACGAACATAGATCTTAGCTCCATTGATCAGAGTAATATCCATATTGTTTACGTGGCTAGATGAGATCACCTCTCTTCCGAGTTCCATCAAGAGATCCCAAATAATCTGTCGGGCTTGCCCTTGAGTGGGTGCTACGTACATCACTGCACTACCTTGTGGACAGCGTAGACCTTCTACGAGTAGAGATACTGCAGAGAGTCTTGACTTTCCACAACGTCGTCCAGCTACAATTACTTTGAAGCGAGTCTCATCTGAGTACACCTGCTTCTGCCAAGGGAGTAGTTCGAAGTTAAGATTCATTATAGGCTACATCCTCGTAGTCATTATCTATAACTTCTGCTGCTTCTACCTTAGCTTCACCAATACCTGTGATGTTAATCGTTACTGCATTCCTCTGACCTTTAGCATCCTTCTCAAACAGGGATGTTGGTAAGACACGATCCATGCACATCTTCAATGCTGCCATCTGTCCTGCATGATTGTCATCCATAGCAATAGACACAATTTTATTAATAACCTTGTTACCTGTAGTACTCAAGAGTCTAGCCTTCATCTCTTGAATCCTAGCAGCGTCTCCTGCTGGTCTACCTACTTTACCTCTATTGCCTAGCTTCTTAGACTCGACGAGAGCCTTAGGAGGTCTTCCTCGTCGTGGCTTAGATGATACTAAGACAGGATCTTTGATGTTGATAGACAACATGTTATCTTCTTCTTTCAATCTTTTTCCTTTAAGGAGATCTACTTTAATGTTACTACTAAAGTAACTTCTAAGTCTACTTCTTAGTTTGCTTTAAAGTTAACTTATATAGTTATATAATTAATATAGTTATAACTTAGTAAGTTACTTCTATGTCCTATACTAGTATTATATCATACTTTTATTGATTTGTCAAGTACTTTAGCATATTTATTTTCATAGTGTTTCTGATTGTACACACTTAGTCGGTTTTGTATACTATAAGAAAACATCTTAGTAGACACAAGGTAGTACATTATGTGTCCACGTTCATGGGTATAGGGAAGCTGTAAGAGACGTTAGTGACTACTAACATAGTATATCTACTCTAACGTAGCCTACGGTGCACGTCTTAGCCTCACGGTGGCTATCCTCCGTAGACCTCTTTATAGCCTCATAGAGCAATTAACAATATAAAGTAATACCTAGCATAGGGTAGACTCATAGAACTCAATAGAGAGCGTTTAAAGAGGTTTCCTGAGTTTTCCTTTTTGGGTGCTTATGAGGGATCATATAATATACACGCGAACAAATACCCCTCCCCCGTTACTTTATGAGTAAACATTATATAACTTTGTAGATTGTTGTCGTGGTGTTTGACTCATGAGTTACTTTAGCAGGTATAAGAGGCGTTGATGCACCCTCTGAGAGTACTAACCAAGACTCAATCCTAAACTTAAGCAAGAATCATACCAGTTTATTAAATCAATAACACTATATAATTATCTTAAGTGTAACCTATTGATATCACTCAAATAATAACCCTACAATGTACTCAAGTATTCATACCATTATCACGATAGAATTAAACTATCAAGACTCACAAAGCGATAGTTAAATACAATTAAAAATATATTAAAAAACTATTGACAATGGCAAAAGAGTACCTATAATTCAGTCTAAGCAATACATTTATTAACACTCATAAGGATGGATACCATGCAAGACTTAGCAAAAATTCAACAAGTAGCAAATAGATTCGTGACAGTAACTAATCAAGCATTGCCTAATCATTTCGATGTTGATTTAGGTATCGCGTTGATGGAATACCAATTGAGAAGCAATACAAAATTAGACTTAGATAGAATGTTATCTACTGATGACTTGTATTCATTCAAGCACGATGTTATCGGAATCTATAATAAGGATAACTTTGTACCACGTTTCACAATATAATATATACCTAGGGTTTTACCTAATTGAGTAGAACCCTAGAATATGTACTATACTTAACAAAAGAAGGATGATTATGACTAAGCAAGAATTAAAGCAATACGAAAACGTATCAATTTATGATATCATCGGAGCATCGATTTTAGGTGCTACAATCGGAGGCGTGCTTGCCTTTGTATATATCGGAGGGTTTTAATATGAATACAGTTTATTTGAATAGTGATTTTACAAAAGGTAGAATTAAGATAGAATACGAGGATACCTTAGAAATGCTTGAGAATTTTCAAACATTCCTAGATAAGACAACAACGCCAAGCGAAGCAATTGACGCACTATATACGGCAATTATGCAAGCTAAGCGAGATATTAACGCTGAAATGAATGAGGTACTATACAATGATTAAACTATCAAAAACAAGTAAACTTGATGGGATAATGTCTTGGTCACTTAACGCTCTTGATACCTGCCAAGGTTCAATCGGCAAGGACGGCAATTTAGTACCGGCTTGCCAAGGATGTTATGCGACAACGGGTAACTATCGATTCCCTAATGTGAAAGCACCAAGGGAATTCAATAAGCAAGATTGGAAAAGAGAATCTTGGGTTAGTGACATGGTTATCGCTTTAGACTCATCGCGATACTTTAGATTCTTCGATAGCGGTGACATGTATTCTATAGATCTAGCGGAAAAGATTCTAGAATTATGCTCACGTGCTACATGGTGCAGATTTTGGATTCCTACTCGCATGCATAAATTTGCTAAGTTTAAAGCGATATTGTCTAAACTTGAGCAATTGCCTAATGTAGTGATAAGATATTCAAGCGATGAAATCGACGGTACAAAGGTGCAAGGGAATACCACAAGCGTTATATTTTCCGATGAGTTACAATTGCAAGGTGATGAGTTTATTTGCAGGGCTTATGAGAATGCAGGAAAATGCAACGGGTGCAGAGCATGTTATGATAAGGACGTAAGCGTTATCGCTTACAAGGCGCATGGTGTTAAAATGGCTAAGGTTATCAAAATTTTACAAGTGAAGGGTTAATATATGTTAGTATTCAAATACAAAAGTAAAAAAGATTTAAAATTATGTATTGGTAAACCATTGCGATACATTGAGACTAGTATGTTTGGCAATGAATACCTAGATAATGGTACGTTAACCGGTGCAAACCGTCCGCATATTACAGGCATAGGACGTGAGTTTTTTGCTAATGTTACAATGGTCAACGGCTTAATTGATAAGGTTAAATGATGGATAAACTTTCAGAACGTGATAGAGTAGTGTTATTATTGTCACTATTTGCAAGGGAGCGAGATATTAATATCAGTATCGCGGATGCTAAAAAGTACGGCTCAGCTAACCTTGAGAAAATTGAAGCTGAATTGACAGAGATTATTGACTTACAAAAGAGGGTGATGAAATGAAAACATTAAAAGAGTACAATGAATTACCGGTACTAGATAACAAGGTACGCGATAAGTTGCACAATAAATTGATCGAAACGATACTCGATGATAAGGATAAGTATCACAATGATATCGCTGAAATGATAGATTATTTTGTGACTGAATTAGGTAATACTGATTTCATTCGCATGGTTGAGAAGATAACACTTAAGGAGATTATATAATATGCAATTCATTAGCAATAATCCACGTACTATAAAGCAGGAATCTAATGACTGTACCGTACGTGCTACTAGCCTCGCAATTAATAAACCTTATCAGGACGTGCATGGGGTTTTTGCTAAGCATGGTAGACGTGACGGCAAGGGTGTTACACTTGCAACTTTAATGGCTGTACTGATTGAGTTAACTAAAAACAATATGAAAATTGTAGCTAGTCACGCGATAAGACGTGAAAGTCTTGCAAGTTTTATCAAGACTCATTCGAAGGGCAAGTATGTAGTGATTAAAAGAGGGCATGCATTCGCTGTTATCGATGGCGTTGCTCACGATGCTCACTCGAGTTGCTGTGGTGCAAGGTCAATTGTTAAATACGCTTACAAAGTGGGAGATTAAAATGAAAGTTATAAATTATTCAACATTAGAAATAGACGGTATCGATACTAAAGATTATCCGGACTTTTGCGATGCTTACTTCAGTGCCGGTGAATACGAGGATGGTACACCAATTGAAGATGAAGTACTCGAAGAGCTTACATCGGACGGTGACTTATTGTCTGAGCATATTCATTCAACAATCTATTAATAGGAGTTATTATGGAAAACATTATGACAGGTGACCAATTAGATGATGGTTCATTGGTAATTAATTTTGATCAGCAGGACGATAATGGTATATGTAATACCGGTGGATACGTACTAGTACGCCAAGAGGATGAGGGCTTTGTCGTTACTGCATTCGATGGGCAAGGCAATTTAGTCAATGAGTACGTAATGTCTTATGACGTAGCATATAATGGAGAATAAGATGGATCTAAAAACTAAATCTACAAAGGAATTAAAAACATTGCTCAAGCAGTTTAGTATTGTGAGCTTAGGATTAAAAGACTTGATTATTAAGCAGATGATTGAAGATGAATTACAATGGAGGAAGAATCATG